GCTCCAGATACAAAGCATGATGACTATTGTGATAGTTCTGCAATGGGTCTACATGCCACTTTAAGTATGTTACCGGGAGCAGGTAGTTTTGGTAACGCAGATTTAAGACAAGGAAGTCCAAATAGGGTCACTAGAGACCTCTCAGGGAAGGTTTCTAATAAGGGACTTTTTACGACAAGACAGCGCCGAGTTCGACTAAATAAAGGTCGATATGGTAAATTTTGATATGATTTGATAGAAAGCTTTATATACTATTTTCGATTTAATATAAATAGCCATGTCGTTTATTGATAATGTAAGGCGACGTTTTGCATCCATAGGAACAGAACCAGCCTTCAAGAAAGATGACCCAAGAAGTTATGGAGCGGGTGTTATAAAAAGACTTAAACTTTCTAACTCCAACTATGGTTTTTCAACTTCAGGCAAGTATGAAGAACACATAGGAAGTAATAGAATGTATCTTAATGTCTATTTAGCTGACCCTATAGTCAGAACACTAATCGACCTTCCATGTCTTTACGCAGTAAAAGATTGTTTCGATATAGTCACCGAGAAAGATGACTTACGAGATGAAGTAGAAGAACTGTTTAGAGATATAAACATGGAAAACGTACTTTATGGGTGGTTACGGAATGCACGTATATTTGGAACTGGATATTTGGAATGGACTGGAGACAATCTAATTTTACGCTCAAGTCAGAACATGTATGTTCAACGCAATGAGCACGGTCAGATAATGTATTATTATCAGGACGTAGGAGACGATAAAGAGAATATTCGTTTCGAACCCGATGAAATCATAGAACTTAAGAATAACGAATTCGAAGACTATGGTTATGGACTATCGGACATCCACCCTATTATGTATTTAATAGATTTAAAAGATTACGCAGAGAGAGATATAGGAGCAGCACTTAATAAGTATGCATCTTCTCGCTTTGATATATCTTGTGGTTTACCAGATATGCCATACGGACCAGATAAGATTAATGAGATTGTTGACGCATTCAATTCATTAGAACCCGGTGAAGACATTATACATGGAAACGACATAGTAATCAAAGAATTACAAGGAACGCAAAGAGCATTTGAATACGGTAAGTATACAGATGATATATTAAAGAAAATCCACATGGCATTAAAAGTTCCTATGACTATGTGGGATAGACCTGAAGAAGCTCGACCTATTTTTGAACCATATGTAAGATATTTACAGACTATGGTAGAAGGAGCACTTAATGCACAGTTAATGCCACAACTAGAGAGTGGTGAAGCTAAGTTTAAATTCAGGCAAATTAACGTTGATGACGCATTCACTAAAGCTAAGACAGATATGATTTATCTATCTGAGGGCGTATTATCACCCGGCGAAGTTAGAGAAGAGAGAGGTTTAGACCCTGAAGGAGTTGTAGAATTAGATATGGAAACTTCTGAAGATGTTAAAGCATCTCCACTAGAAAAGAAGACTGATAAGAATGCAAACGTGTCTGGCGGAAAGAATACCGATAAAAAGGAAGAAAGCGCTAGAGCACAAAATAGGGGCAATAAGCCCTCCGCTAATGCGACAGGAGACAGAGCATGACCAAAATAGAAGAATGCGTGAACACTGTAAGTAAATCACTAAAGAAGCGTGGCTTTGATGGCCACACCGAGATGGCACAGAATATGTGTAACATCTGGGCAGCTGAGAATGGTGTTGAGCGGGAATTTGGAACAGATGGAAAATCTCTAGAACCAGTGCGTCGTTCTTTTGCACTCTCCTTAGGAGACGCAGAAGATATTAATTATACAAGCGATGAGGGTGTGGACTCTGTTACATTCCCTGTCATCGCTATTACATCCGGACCTCATGAGTATACTGATGATGACGGAGAACAAAAAGTTTATATTGAAGACAATATTTTAAAAGAACATATTGAGAGTTTTAACGAACTCCCAATTTATGTCGACCATCAGAGAACCGAGGAGGATTTAATCGGCATGGCAACGAGCCCTTCTCTAATCAAGATGGATAATGGAAAGACCGCAATACAGATGCTGGCAACAGTATCTAATAAATACGGTCGTGGACAAGAAGTGATGGATAAGGTAAAGGAGGGAGACATGACGCATGTTAGCATTGATTGGCTATCAAACGATGTTGATGTCATGGGTAGCACTTTTGCTACTAACGTAACTCCTACTGAAATTAGTTTCATTGATAATGAAAAAATGGACCCTGTCTGTAAGGAATGTACAATAGAAGGGGAATGTAATATACATTCTAAACCTAAAGATGAAGAGCATAAAGATTGCTGTGACTCATGTAAAGAAGGTAAAGAATGTTGTGAAGCAGATGGGACAACTACAGAGGTAGATAATATGACCGAAGAAGTTAAGGAAACAAAGTCCGACGCTGAGAATATCGTCGAGCGTGAATTCGCTTCACTCAGGACACAGTTAGAAGAAGCAAGAACAGCTAACAAAGAGATTCAAACAGCTTATGATGAAGCTCTCAAATCTATTGAGACTTTTAAAGAAGCAGAAGAAGCTCGAAAGGCAGCTGAAGCTGAGGAGAGAAAAGCCAAGACTATCGAGGCTGTTATCTCTAAAGAATTACTTCTTGGAACTGTTGATGAGGAGAAGAAAGATTCACGTCTAGAAGAATTATCAGCATGGGACGAGATGAAGCTGACTGGATTCAGCGAAGCACTAGCAGCAATGCCAGTGCCAGAAATAGAAACCGAGCGTTCTTTCGGTAAAGGTAAATCTCCAGAAGGAGAAGCAAAACCTGAGCCAACAGAAAGAAAGTTTGGTATAAAAATGGACAGACAGGGAACATTTAGATTGAACCCTGAAGTCTATAAACCCAGAGGTGACTAAACATGGCAACAGAAGTTTTAGTAAACGATGGAGGAGCCCCGTGTAGGATTATTCCTTTCACAGCAGGTTCGACCATCACAGCTGGATACGCACTTCAGATGGGAGCAGACGCACAAGTAGACACAATAGCAGGAGCAGATAATGTTATGCCTATTGGAGTCGCAATGGTCGATGCAACATCTGGAAATACTGTAAGTGTAATCACTGGTAAAGGTATAATCTTGAACATGTTTTGTTCAGGAACCGTAGGACGAGGAGACCAAGTAGCTACTTTAGCTGACGGTAACCTTGGAGCAGCAAGCAGCTCGGCTGTAGCTGTCGGTACTTATATCGATACTAGCGGTGCTCATGCAGGTGCAGCATCCATGCAACAGGTCCTGTGGGGCTAGAGAAGTAGGAGGAAATTATAAATGCCCGATTACCCAACAGCAACGCCCGGCGTTCTAACTAGCCTTAATTCAGGTGCATATGCAGCAACCGGTGGAACCGGAGAACGCATACTCGTCGACTACAAAGACGCAATTATGGATTACAAGGTCACAGACCTTCCTGTAATGCAATACTTTGCAGAACCAATGACGACTGATACAGGCGGTAATATTGATATTACTTTCGCACAACCCAGCATGAAGCTGGAACCAATAGATGAGGGAACGACCCCTAGCTACCAACACACTAAGCTACGCTCCGAGCGTATCTCAGTGAAAGAATGGGGTATAGCAACGGCCGTTACCCGAAGAATGATAGAAGACTCTCGATTCAACGAAGTTGAGATGGCATTAACAGAAGCTCGTAGAGCTGTCGACCGACACATGACCGAACACGTAGTTAAGGTTATTTTCGGTGGTGCAGCAGATACAACTTTCGGTACATATGCTATTGACGCAGACACATCGGAATCTAATTTATCAAACTTCACAAACAACATATATGGTGGATTCTTTGGTAGCGGTATGGCTGCTGGAGATATAGACGCAGCAGGAAAGAGACTAGTATCCTACGCTAACGAATCAAGCGCCCGTTTAATACGTGGTTCTTACTTCAATAGTGCAGGTGGCTCTGGAGCTGGAGCTTTCGCTCTAGCAGATGTCGCAAAATCAATAGACCATATAGCAACACATGGATATAATGCAACACACTTGTTCATATCCCCTGCTCACTATCACCATCTCTTAAAGATTGGTGACTTCGTAACTGCTTTCACGGCAGCTGCTGGAGGAGAGGTAGGAGATGCAAGTAATCCAACAACCACTTTAAATAATGCTGCAAATCCTTTCAACAAAACTGCCCTAACAGGTAAAGTTGGAAGCTTGTATGGATTAGATGTCGTGGTAAACGCTTGGGTTCCTTCTGACAGAATAGGATGTTTCGACTTATCCGTTAAGCCAATGGTTTATGTGGAGAGACGACCATTGACCGTAGAAGAGGCAAATCCCGGATTTGGAATTGTCGGTTCTTACATGTCAATGAGATACGGATTGA